GTTTCCCAGTCACGATCCCAGAGGATGGGATCAGTATTCTTAGTAGAGTTTTCTACTTTAGGAGTTATATCACAAGACCCCATTCTGAGATCGTTGCCAAACCAAGTAGCGCTAAGAGTGATGATGCCGCAGTTAGGCAAGGTTTCTTGTAATTGATCTAGGGCATACTTCCAATCTGTTACTGAAGTACCCAGGTGGTTGTTCTCAACTCTTCGTTCTACAACTTCATCAGACCCGGGTGTTGGGTTTATTATCTGCTCCACTACCTCGGTGTCATAGCCGAATTCAGTAGCACCAGGCAAAAGACCCACTCCGGTAACTAGTTCTCTTGTAGTATTACTCTCTGCCTCTGCAACAGGCTTAGTAACCTCAAAAGTCATCTGCGGTATTCTGTTGCCAAAAAGATTTATTTGCATATCTTCAAAGACTATATAGGCTAAGCCCCTATAGGCGGGGACGTTACCCACCCCTTCTTTAGTTTCTATAAGGGGGTCGGGGTTTTGGTCCTCGGTACCTTTATAGATTCTATATGTATATTCGGAAAGATCTAAAAGCCTACCATCAGCCCATACTCTTTGAATACCTTGTATCTGTCCTTCACATAAACCAACAGCAAAGTTAGCATAGTAGTTATAGGTAGTACTATCAACTTTGGTACCACCCCCTTTGCCTCCAGCCTTAGTAGACTCTTTTACTACTTCTTCAAGAAACCTACTTGCCCATATTATATTACCAGACACTTTAAAGTGGCCGTATCCTCTAGTTATAGGAGTACCTTCGGACGACCTTAGTAAATGAGTTTCCTGTAGTCGGGGTCCTTGTTGGGAGGTTCTGTATGTGGGGGCGAACAAGTAACTATCTATAACAGCACCTGAAGTAGCACCAATCGTCTGTCCTATAACAGCGCCTAGGGGTCCGCCTAGAGTATAGCCGATGATACTACCTACAGTAGACAAAGTTACTGAAGCCATTACTTAACCTCCTGTGGAAAGGCGAAGCAATAAGCTATCTTATTCCTCCACCACTTGTTAAGCCTAATCTCAGCTACTGGGGATCGATCATAAGCATGAATAGCTGACTCATAGCTAGTCATTATCATGCTGTGCTTAGCCACAGAGCCTTCTCTCCACCTGATCAGTATGACGTTACCTGGTGACACATTCTCTATCGGTACTGGCTCCAGATATTTGTAAGCAGCGGTAACCATATCCTCTCTACCATTGCACTCCCCCCAATCTCTTGAGTAATCTATAGTTACAGAAACTTTAGTCCCATAGAGTTCCTCATAGACCCCTCGAACCAATCCTAGACAGTCTGCTCCTACTCCCTTAAGAGAAGCTTGATGGTGGTAGGGGGTACCTAGCCATGATCGAGCAATCCTGATGATATCTTCAGTCTTTACCATAGAAGTTACCCCCTCCGTCAAAGTTAGGATCACCCGGTGCAGCATACTTTATAACAGTGTCACTTCCCGGAACATGGGGAAACCCTCTGAAGTTACTAGGGTTGTTGAACTTGGCCTTACAGGTCTTAAAGGTTTTATCACAACCAGCCGCTATACTGAAAGTATCAGCCACTTCTATATTGAAAGGCATAGGTTCCCACAGACTGATACTTACTATACCGTTATTAGCTATATGAGATTTTACTTCCCTAAGAATCCCTGTGTTTAACCCCGAGGTAAAGGTGAGTACTCCAGAAGTAAACCATCCAGTTTCATAAGACCCTAGGCCTGATGCTACAAGATAGGAAGAACTATTAGTAGAATCTACCGCACCTGTTCCTGTGTAGGTAGCAGAAGATATATCCTTACCACACCTACTATCACCGAGAAGAGCATCACAGCTGTATCCATAGATTCTGCCTTTAACTTGCTGTAGCTGAGTGGATAACCCTCTAATCTCAGCTTGGAAGTTGGTTTCGCCTCTTCTGACTTCCCCTAGAGTTCCCACCTTCATTACTACTCTTTGATTGAGGTCTTCCCAGTTAACAAGAAACACTTGTATATCGGCGTTGTCATACAACCCTGCTTCTATATCAGCTTCTCGGATATCCTCTGAGTCGATAGTACCGTAGGCTTCCATGTTATCCACAGACATACCTAGCTGTGACTCCATTTCTGTACCAAGGAATCCTGTAGATGCTTTATGAGTGACCGCGTCAAACACCAGATCTCTGTCATGATTAGTAAAGCCCAGTACTCTGCCATCTGTAAGAGTAACCCTCCAACACCAGCAAAGAGTAGTCTGTCTGGTTTCAAAATGGGTTTGAAGATCAGAAGGTATATCGTCTCTCATATTCTTATCTCTATGATAGGTATGTCGGGAACACTACCTGCTTCGAAAGCACTAAGGTCTATGTCCAGGAAGTCCGTATCGAACCGGACAGGGACATCAAACTCAAAACCAGCAGTAATTGTAACTCCTAAAGAAGGAGGAGTATCAAAAGTAATTACCCCTGTGGTTAGGTCTATTGACCACCCTGTTTCTTGGGGTAAGTTATCTAATCCCACTTGGACCGAGTATTCCACAGGTTTATTTATTGTTCGGGTGTAGGGAGCGTAGGAGGAGCCGTAAGTTTTAATAAGTTGGAAGGTTGAGTCTACTCCGTCACCTGTTCCTATAACAGAGTCATTAAAGTTAGGAGTCTGAAGGGGAGGACAGGACTTCCAATCAAACTTGTCTTTCCATCTAAAACCATGAAGTCTGCCCCTACGCTCCTCGAAAAAGGCTACGACTTCATAGATCTCATCTAAGGTTTTTATGCCATATCCGGCATTGTACTCTCTTTTGGAGTCAGCCCACTGGGAGTTCCTATGCTCATAGCCCGAGCCTGAAGCAACTACTACAGTCTTTCTCTTTGGGCCCCCCCTAGAGCTAAAGGAGATACCTGTAGGGAACCTTACTTCATGAAAAGCCATTATCTATTCCTTTCTCCTATAGATAAGAACCGAGTCACTCTAGAAGCTATCTGGGACTCCGAATTTCTAAAGCTGTCTACGTCTTGGGCATAGACAGTGATATTTACATTAGGTCCAGACCCCCCTCCCTGGTTCATCAGGTGTCGGGTTCTACCAGCAGTAGTCACCCTTCTAGCCCCAGCAGGACCATCTTGGGATATTAGCTCAGCACCTTCCTCGCCCGCTACAAAGTTTCGCCAAGGCATCTCTACACCGCCCCTAGCTCTGCCTCCGAACATATTGGTAAAAATTCTACTTATGATATTACCCCCACTACCCCTTCCGCGAGCCCCAGTAATAATAGACTTGAAAAGTTTAGTAAGCTCTTCTTGGAGCAATTCCGAAGTGGATCGAATTATCAACCTGTTAAGCTCTTGGATAAAGTCACCAAAAGTAATCTTACCCGTAGTAGCTAGTCTCTCAAAAGCTCTTCCAAAGACTTCGGCTAAATTCTCAGCCGCTCTCTGAAGGCCATCGTCTAGCTCCACCATTACCTCCTTAACCTCTTCAGCTGCGGATTTAGCAGCTCCTCCCACATCCTCCATACCTGATGCAATACGCTTAAGGGCATTCTCGATAGCCTGCCTCTTTACATCGCTGAAGAACCTATCTAGGTAGTCGATATTCATGGACTCTGATAAGATCCTATCTATCTCCTCAGCAAGTTCACCGAAGGCTTTTCTGTATTGTCCCTTACTACCAGACAAGTCAGTAGGATCAATCTTTGCCATGCCTTCGATCATAGACTTATTGAAGGTCTTAGCAGCAGCTTCTCCCAGCTTATCTGTGGTATCCTCTAGAGCATTACCTATCTCCATACGCCACTTGTCTAGGTCCTGCTTTTTAATAGTGGGTAGGTCCCCGCTAAAGCCAAAGAATTCTGCAGCTTTATCAGCACCTACAAAATCAACTAGTGCCTGTAGTGCTGCGATAAGACTGTTAATTCCTTGAATAGCCCCATTAACCATTTTCTCCACACCAGTGATAACTGCATTAACTGCCCCTCCTATTGCGTCCTTCATAATAGAGGGTAGCTGTTGCCATGTTATCTTAGTGGCCTCGAAAGCAAACTGGAAGATCTGTATTACAGTGTCTAAGCCCTTAGCTATAGCGGGAACCATAGTTTGGGTTATAGGGTTGATTACACCTTGAACAGAGTCTAGAGTTGTATTCTTAATAGCTGTCCAAGTATCATGCCACAGGTCAGGTAGAAGAGCCCAGGTAGCCCCAATACTTTTTACTACGCCTACCATCAGGCCTATAACCTTATTCATTACAAGGGGGAACCATTTAATTATAAAATCAAGAAGGCCTGCCCAGGCTTCCTTCAATCTATTAAGAGGCCCTTCTATCAGGCTATAGATGTTTCTACCGAGTACCTGAAAGACCGCTTTGAAAGTGTCTCCCATGGTTACTCCCACATCTGTGGACTGATTTATCTTTCGAGTAAGAGCGGCGAAGCCTGTAGCAAGGACTCCTACTACTGCAACTACCGGCCAAAACTTTTTAGCTATTCCGGCAATTATATTACCCAAGTCCCTGAATAGTTGGTTTACCCCCCCTTGATCGTGACTGGGAAAC